CCAAGGATGAACCTCAGACACTCCCCCGCACATTTTCTAAGTGTAAGGGACGAGCAGTACCGAAATTGTTTCGGTGGCTGTTCTCACAGGTTATCACTCCGTCCGGGTTTGTAAGCCCGGAGGCTGATACGGTAGTTCTCATTGAGTTACGGCAGCTTATGTATTGCTTATATAAGCTCGAGATTCCAGCTACGGAGTCCCAGAAGACTAAAGTGCTTCAGGACTTCGTTTCTGTTGACGCAGGGCTTGACAAGCCCAGTAATGTCGATCAAGAATGGATCGAAGAGACTTCGGATTTGATCCGAGACATCTTCGCTCTATTCGACCCAGCTGACATCAAGCCCAGTCATGGGCCTGGTGCTGTTGCAACGGGCGAGAGAAATCATGAAAAACATGTTTTCCGCCGCATATATAGTTCTGTAGAACGTGTGTACCCCTTTACGGAGTACTACGAATACAGTCTATCTGCCGTTGCAGATCGATGGCGTCAGTACGATAGCCTAGAAGTCCTAGAGGAAGGCACTGCGAAAGTAGTGCTTGTCCCAAAGGACTCGAGAGGCCCTCGTATTATCTCATGTGAACCGCTCGAGATTCAGTGGATCCAACAAGGTCTTGGACGTGCGCTTGTTGCGCATATCGAAGGGCATCGGTTGACTAAAGGTCATGTGAATTTCACTGACCAGACAGTTAATCGACGCCTTGCCGAAGTTGGATCCACCAATCAGAAGTGGGTCACATTAGACATGAAAGAAGCATCTGATCGTGTTAGTTTGTGGTTAATTTGCGAGTTATTCGCAAAGGTACCGCGACTCTTAGAGGCCTTGTTAGCCACTAGGAGTACTAGCACGATGCTTCCTTCAGGCCAGGTAGTGCGTTTAAAGAAGTTCGCTCCGATGGGTAGCAATTTATGCTTCCCTATTGAGAGCGTTGTCTTCTACGCACTTGCCGTAACTAGTCTAGTACGCGAGTACCGCCTTAAAGACCCTCAAAAGTCTTGGAGGCGCTTGCGCGATAAAGCGCGAGCAGCAGTATTCGTGTACGGCGATGACATCATAGTGCGAAGTGAAGTCTATACTTCGTTACTTCGGCACTTTCCTACCGTTGGACTTATGTTCAACGATAGTAAGTGCTGTACAGCGGGATTCTTTCGAGAATCCTGCGGTAAAGACGCCTTTAAGGGCGTCGATGTCACACCCCTTCGAATTAAGAAGGTGTTTGGTGTTCATCGCGTAGTGCCCGCCGGTTCGATCGCCTCATACGTAGCGTATTCAAACGCTGCATATGCTCGATCGTATAAACGGTTGGCTCGTCATCTGGCGAGCCTAGTAGAAGGTCAATTGGGCGAGTTGCCGATAACAAATCGGCAGCTTGGCTTCTTGTCCCTTCTACGACCCGTTAGGACTTCACAACCTGGGTCGGTCTCTGCCACACGGTATAATCCGATGTTGCAGAGAAACGAAATCAGGGCGTGGCGTCTGGTGCCCCGTATAACTTACGTTGCACCGGATGACTGGAGCATGGTCTTGAGGAGATTCACATCTCCTTCGGATATGTCCGAGCCCGGCGAGTTTGCGGTTCCAC